ATTGAGTAATCACTGAAAGAATAGGTTACGCCTGTTTGGTGAGGTAAGGGTTACGCCCGATTTGCAAAATTATCTGAGTAATTAAACATGGCTCCTACAAGACGGAGTGATGTCATCATCCCAGAGGTTTTTGTTCCCTATGTCGTGCAGGCGACTACTAACCTAGACCGCTTTTTGCAGTCTGGCGTAGTACAGCCATTGGCAGAGTTGAACGGAACTGAAGGGGGTGACTTCGTAAACGTACCCTTCTGGGGTGCAAACTTAGCTGGAGATCAAGAGGTTCTATCTGATAGCACTTCATTGACACCTGGCAAGATTTCAACAGGCAAGCAGATAGCTGTTCAATTACATAGAGGTCGCGCATTTGAGGCAAGAGATCTTGCATCAATCGCTGCGGGTTCTGATGCTATGGCTGCAATCGGTAACAAGCTTGCTGCTTATATTGCTAACCAAAGACAAAAGGATCTTCTTGCTTCTTTAGAAGGTTGCTTTGGATCACTTAACGCTAACGATTCAAACAGTGCATTTTTTGCAATGTGCGTTGATTCAGAAAGTGGTGATTCACCTGCTGTTTTAAGTCCTAGAACTGTTGCTGCTGCTAGAGCCAAGTTTGGTGAGCAAGGCGACAAGTTAACCGCTGTTGCTATCCACAGCAATACTTATTACGACTTAGTTGAGCGTAAGTTAATTGACTATGTTTCTACTGCTGATGCACGTGGTACAACCACAACTCAGTCAGGCGGATCAATGGCTAATGCTTATGGTGGAGACGACAAAGTTCCTACCTTCTGCGGTCTAAACGTCATCTTCTCTGATGATGTAAGCAAGACAGGTTCAGGCGCAACTCAGGAATATGCCGCGTATTTCTTCACAGCAGGTGCTGTAGGAAGTGGCGAACAGGCAGCGTTAGATATTGAGCAAGATAGAGACATCTTGGCCAAGTCTGATGCCATCAGTTATGACGCACACTATTGCTATCACCCAGTTGGTAGTAAGTGGGCTGTAACTACAACAAACCCAACCGTTGCTCAGTTACAGACTGTTGCAAACTGGTCGAAGGTTTACGAAAACAAGAACCTCGGTATTGCTCGCGCAACCGTAGTTTCTAACTACGACTAAGGGGTACTAACAAATGACATCCGTATTTGAAGCTGTTGGTGGTAAGGCGATTGGTTACGTCTCAGGCGGAGCCGTTACTCAGGCTACTAACAAAGGAACAGGTGTAACGCTTAACACAACAAGCGGTCAGATCACCATGAATAACGCTGCATTGGCTGATGCGGCTGAAGTAACTTTTACTGTTACTAACGACAAGGTTGCAGCAACAGATGTTGTTGTTGTTAACCACGGCTCTGGAGGAACAGCAGGTGCATATTGGCTCTGTGTTTCAACAGTCGCCGCAGGTTCATTCAAAATCTCAGTTGGCAACCTTTCTGGAGGTTCTCTAAGTGAGGCTATTGTTTTGAACTATGCCGTTCTTAAGGGTGCTGCAAGCTAATGGGCTTGTTCGCTTTTAGGCGATTAAGGGAAAGGGAGGCCGCCAAACAGGTGGCCTCTATTCCTGTCCCAACCCCAAAGCCAAAACGTAAACGTAAAATTAAAGCCTCTTCAAATGGCGATCACAATAGTGGCAACGGCGGGAGCGTCGAACGCAAATAGCTACATCACTCTGACTGAATGTAATGAACTGATTGACGGATTAGTTCAAGATGATGATGTTGTTGCGTGGGATACTTCAAGTACAACTTCAACCGATGCAAAAAATCGGGCGTTATATACTGCTTGTCAAAGAATTGATCGTGAAAGATTTTTAGGTGCAAAAGCAACAGATACTCAAGCATTGCAATGGCCGCGCACTGGTGTAAGAAAGCCTGATACTTATGTCAATACTTACGCAACAGGTTTTCCTTTTCGTATAACTGCTGATTTCTTTACTGATACTGAAATCCCTGAACAATTAAAGAAAGCACAAGCGGTTTTAGCTTGTTATATGAACAACAATAAAGCGGCTTTAAATCTCACAGGATTAGAGGCATATCAGAGAGTTGGAGTTGGTGGTGTTGCTGTTGAGCCTTATAGATGGGGAGCTGTAGGATTCAATAATATTCCTCCAATGGTGGAGAGATATTTCACAGGCATTAGAATAAGTGGACCAAGTACAATATCCATCAAAAGGAGCTAATCATGGCATTTGAATTTACTGCTGCGACAATCATCACAGATCAAAACGCACATACAGGCCGTTTTGGTAAGGTTCATGCCTTGGCTGATGCTTCCTGTACTTTTGTCTCTGGAGATCTAACTGAGAACGGATCTTCAACAATTAATGGCATCACCATGAAGGCAGGCACAGAGATTGAAGATGTTGTTATTACAAGTATTACCTTGGCCAGTGGTCAAGTGGTAGCTTACAGGATCTAATGTCTTTTGCTGATGCCTTACAAAAGGCGATTGATAAGGTAAGCCAGATTCCTGGAATCGGTGTTGATGTTGTTCTTCGACGTATAACAGGAGGAACTTATAATACTTCTACAGGGAAGGCGGGGGAGACAAAAAGCGACTCAACAATTAAAGGCGTTTTTGAAAATGTTACGCAAAGAGAAGTTAGTGATTTAATTCAGGCGGATGATAGAAAATGCATGATTAGTGCAGCTTCTGTTAGTAATGTTCCAACAACAAAAGATAAAATTATTTATAACAGTGTTACCTATCAAATCATTAGTGTGAAGACAGTATCCCAAGCGGGGATAGATTTAAGTTATGAATTAGTATTAAGGGCATGATAACAATTCCGCCTGACAAAATTGGTGATTATGCAGAGGAAAGATTGACTGCGATATTGCAATCTGCTGTTTTAGAATTAGATGCAAGATTAAAAGTCGGTACACCTGTAGACACAGGAAGATTGAGGGCAGGTTGGCAGATCGGTCAAGATACTGACCCTGTATCTGTTCCTTTAGAAGCAGGACCAAAAGCGAAGCCTAACGACAAGACTCAAGCAAGACTTGTTACTGATGCAGGCACTCAAGCAATAAGAATCACAAGGACAGGGCCAAAGGGGGTTAATTACACTCCAGGTCAAGAACAATTAAAAAGCGTTTATACAATTTCTAATAATCTTGAGTATGCAGAGCCGATTTGTTACGGAACAGGATTGCCAGAGTCATGGGAGAAAGCAGGGATAAAAGGAAGTGCTAAGAATCCACCTCCTTGGGCGGAAATGGTTGCAAAAGGCATGGAAAAATATATTGCATATAACTGGGATAAAATGGCAAGGGAGCATAATTAAATGGCCGCTACAGATTTAAATTCAGTTCGTTCAACCATTGAGGGGCGTTTAAAGGATGAACTTGAAGGTGGAACTCCTCCTATTCCTGTCGTTTTCCCTAATGTTCCTTACACACCGACTCCTAATAGTAGTTGGTGTCAATGTTCTTTTAGTTACAGCAGTAGTTCTTATGAGACACAGGGCGGGACAAGTTCTTCCAGCAATATGATTACAGGTATTACTTCTGTTAATATTTTTACTCCCAAAGGGATAGGTGCAGGTGATAATTACGTTATTGGCAAACGTGTAAGGGATCTTTACAATAGGATTAATATTTCAGGTGTTTATTTTGATGCGCCGATTGGCCCTGAAGTGATGTCAAACCCATCACCTGAAGGTTATTTCCAGACGCAAGTTAGAATTACATTTGAAGTCACAGAGGATCTTTAAACATGGAAGTTACTGACGAAATGCTTGACGCAATTGAAGCGGTCAAGGGGAAAAGAAACCCAGCGTTGTGGGATCCTCGTTGTCAACAGTATTTGGAAAATAACCAGAAACCAACTACCATAAAAACTGAATCTAAGCCTGAAAAAGGCTAAACTCTAAACATTACTTTCTTTAGGCTAAAATGGCTTTCTACCGAGGCGAAGAAGGTTCCGTAAAATTCAAGAACTCAGCAGGCACAACTGAAGCTGTTGTTTCAACACGGAGCTGGTCTTTCGATGTTTCAAAAGATGTACTTGATTGCACAGCGCATGGTGCAACATCTCGCAGCTATGTCGGCTCTTTAGTTAGCGGCACTGGCTCTGTTGAGTTTCTATACACCGCCGCTGCAAGTAACGAAACAAAAAACTTATTGGACGATGTGCTTACTGCGGAAGATCCTGCAGATGCGTTATTTGAATTGTATATTGACACTTCAGGCTCTAAGAAGTGGAGCTTTAACGGGATTGTCACTGGAATGAGTACCGCAACAAGTACTGGGGACTTGACTGCTGTGACTTGTAACTTCCAAACAAGTGGCGCAATTACCAGCGCAGCGTAGAATTAGAAAGCCTGACCCTATTTATTACGCATGACTGACAGTAGTGTTCGCACCGTTGACTTGATCTGCGGTGCTTTTGATCTTAATGATCGTCGCAAGTTTGAGTTAACAGATAAAAATGGAGATCATTTAATCGACTTGTATTTCAAGCCGATTACAAGATCTGTTCGCATGAGAGCAATGAAGTCCGCAGGGAGTGAAGACGCTTTAAAAATTAGTACTTTAATGTTATGCCAGTGCGCTGAATTAGAGGATGGAGCTAGAGCCTTTTCTGATGGTGATGCAACAAAGCTTGCAAGAGAATTACCAGAAAGTGTTTTAAATGATATTGAATTGTTTCTACATGGTTTAGCAGGTGAAGATGATATCGATGAGGCAAAAAAGAATTAGAGGCAGATAACTGGCTCTTTTTTGAGATTTTCCTTGCGTTAGAGTTAAAAATGACATTAGGCCGATTGCGTTCGGAAATAACAGAATCAGAGCTTGTTTACTTTGCTGCCTATTTTGAATTAAAGTCAGAACAAGAGAAAAGAAATCGTTAGACTCTTCATATGGCTCAGTCAAATGTCAAATTTAGAGTTGATGCGAGGGACGCTGTACGTCAGATCCGTGAGCTAGCGTCAGCGTCGGGAAGATTAGGGAAAGAAGTATTAAAAAGTCAGAGAAGTTTTGGCGGATTACAAGGTATTCTTACAAAATTAGCGTTAGTTGAAACGGGGCGTAGGTTCACGATGCTGGCTGCAAATATGCAGCAAACCAAGCTTAGACTTGAATTATTATCGAAAGAGTACGGAGAGAACGCAAAAGCTCAGGAATTAGCATCAAGAGCTGCGAAGAAATTCGGATTAAGTCAACAAGAATCGTTAAGTGGAATAACAGATATCTATGCCCGTTTAAGACCTATAGGAATTTCACTAAAAGAGATAGAAACCACATATATGGGATTTAACATCGCAACAAAATTAGCTGGTGTTAATGCAGCTCAAGCATCAGGAGCCTTCTTGCAGCTATCTCAAGCCTTGGGTTCAGGGCGTTTACAAGGTGATGAGTATAGGTCTATCGCAGAACAATTGCCCACATTAACGCAAGCAATTGCCAAGCAGATGGGTAAGCCTATCGGGCAGTTGAAAAAATTAGCATCTGAAGGAAAGATTACCAGTGATGTTGTCATTAAAGCCCTACAAAATATTGAGAGTGAAGGGGGCGCAAGTATTGATGCATTAATGAAAAAAGATGCAACACAGCAGTTTAAAAATCTGCAAAATGCAATTAGTGATTTAAGCGCAGAATTAGGAGAGTATTTGGTCCCCGCAACAGTAGCAGTAGCGCAAGCATTAACTGAGGCGGTCAGGTGGGTCAGTGATTTACCTGAACCAGTAAAGGCTTCGGCTGTTGCAGTTGGGGCATTGACAACAGCGGTAGGGATAGGAATCCCTCTAGGATTTAAGGCTTACAGATTGATGCGGATAATTAGAGTCTTCATGTTACGCAAACTCATCCCGACTCTTTTCTTAACGAAGGCGGCGATGGGGCCAATTGTTTTAGGCCTGTCTCTCTTAACTGTTGCGGTTGCTTCTTACGGAAACAAGTTAGTAGAGAAGAAACGCGCTCAAGAGGATCATATTGAATTATTAAAATCCACTGATACAAACGCTGTTAAGTCAGCAATTGGAATTTACAAGGAGACTGAAGCCTTAAGATTGAATCGTCTTGAAAGAGCAAAAGCTTCAAGCGAAAGCTATTGGGGTATTGGTATAGGCAAAAAGAATAGGATAGATAAGGCTCAGAAAGATGTTGACGAGATAACAAAGAAGATAAAAGAGTTGGAACAACGCTTAATAGAGATACCTGCGGAAGAAAAATTCAATGAAATAAAAGAAGGCGCAGAAAAGGTTAATCAGGCAATGCTGGCATTAGGCGAGACAACGAGGCAAACAAGCGATCAATTCCAGACTGCGTTCTCTACTAAATTCCAAAACTATTTAACTACAGTAAATGACTTTGGAGCGCAAGCAGGATCAGCGGTGGTTCGGGCTTTCCAAGGTATGGAAGACGCTTTAGTGAAGTTTGTTCAGACGGGGAAACTGAATTTTTCAGAATTGGCTAATAGTATTATTGCTGATTTAATCCGTATACAAGTTAGACAGGCTTTTATAGCACCATTAGCAAGAATGACAGGGGGTTGGTTCTCTAGATTTGGCGGTGGCGGTGGCGGTTTAGGCGAAACATGGAATAGTGATATGGGTGTTAATGCAAATCCAGTTTGGCCAAAAGCTGCGGGCGGCCCAGTTAATGTAGGGAGTTCATATTTAGTAGGTGAACGCGGGCCTGAATTATTTACACCTAATAGCAGCGGTACTATCACTGCTAACGATCAACTAGGCGGTGGAATGGTTATAAATGTAGATGCTTCTGGTTCGGCTGTTGAAGGTGATGCTAATAAGAGTAGAGAACTAGGCGAACTCATAGGAGCTGCTGTTCAAGCCGAAATAGGTCGTCAGCA